CGTCAGGTCGACGGCGACGCCCGCCGAGTCCTTCCAGGTGAATGTGATATCGAGGGTGGCGCCCTTGTAGATGTTGAGGGTGTACTGCCCCGGTGTAGTCATCGCATCACTCCGTTATCAGCCTCACCGCGAACCACTCCAACTGCTCCTCAGCCGCGGCCAGCTCGTCCAGGCCCGCGTAGGAGATGGCGCGGCGGGCCGCCAGGGCCGCCTCCTCGGCCTCCTCTGGTGTCGGCTCGCTCAGGGCGGTATCCCTCGCCGCCTCCCGCAGCGCCACGGCCAGGCTGCGCGCCGCGATCTCGCCGGTCTCCGCCCATCTGCCGTGTTCCGCAGCCGCCAGCGCGCGCAGCGCATCGGCGGTCTGTGGCGCCGCCCGGCCCAGCAGGGCGTCCAGCCCCGCTTTCCGCTGTTGCAGGGTGAAGGCAACGAAGTCGGCCAGCATCGCCCCGTCTGCCAGCCTGCAGGCCGCCCACAGCACGTTGATGCCGAGCTGCCGAGCCCGCCCGACGACGGCCCGGCTGACGGCGATCGTCGGCCCGAACTCATCGCGGGCCCGCAGCAGGTCAGGGCCGCACGCGCCCAGCCCTTCGAGCCACGCCGCGTCGACCATCCGCATTTAGAGGGCCCTCGTCGCCGCATTGTCGAAGCGATAGATGTTGGTATTGTCGCGGCGCCAGATGAGCGAGTTGTCTGCGCGATTCATAACCAGCTCCCCCGGCATGATGTCGCCGTCCACGATGGAGGCCCAGGCGACGTTGATCACGCGCGGCAAGATGTACGGCTTCGGCGCCGCCGGCGCCTGGGGTGGGTCGCGGAACTGCCGCGCGCTGTCCAGTACCGATCTCCTGGTGGTCCCCGACATTACTCCTGCTCCAGTGAGAGAACCGTTTGGATGGTGCCGCCGCGGCCGTCTATGTGGTGCTCGATCCCCTCGACCCAGAAGCGTTTGCGGAAGCCAGGGCTGTGCGGCTGGTGCTTAGCGCTGACGACGATCGGGTCGTTCAGTTCCAAATCCAACTGCCAGGCCTGGACCTCGTCGCTCCACTGGTGGAGCGGTAGGCTGAGCCTGATGACGCGGTTCTTATACTTGTCGAGGAGCCGCTGCGCCTCGGTGTGCATATCGCCCGAGAGCGGCTGCGTGGGTTGGAGCGGCATCTGGACGGCGAGCTCGTGTCGGACGGGCAGGGCTGAGGCCGCATCTGTCTTCCGCGCTATGCTCTGCTCCGTCGGGTAGTCGTAGGGGTAACCCGCGACCACAACCCAACTGTCGGCCGCGCCCGCCGTGATCTCGATATCCATCCCGATGCCGAAGTGCTTGTTCTTTTCGTTCACTGTGCCGCCGCCCTTTACGATCGCGGCGGCGACTCGCCGGACCGTCTGGTTGTAACGCGCGCCGAATTTCTCGCCTGTCGCCGTCGTCCGTCTCGGCGCGAGTTCCCAGACGGGTATGATCGATGTGCCCAGCGTCGGCGTCCCCCTGCTCGTCACCACGACGTCCGTGATGCGGTCGGCCGCCGGCAGGATGTAATCGAGCCCGTCGTCGAATTGCAGCAAGCCGTCACCATCGCCGAAGGTCGCGCGCGAGGGTGTCGTCAGGGCCGCCATGACCGGCCGGCTGTTGCGGTCCTTGAAGACGAGGGCGTCGCCCTCCGCCAGCGTCTTGGCCCGCACGAACATGATGCCCGGCTCCGATTCCAGCACGTCGGCGATGACCGAGGCGGCCGGCTCGCGGTAAGCGTTGACCAGCGGCAGGACGGCGATTCCGGCATCGAACAATCGTATGATCGCCTTGCTCTTCAGCACGCAATGCAGGTCGTCCACCCGGAAGTCCAGGGCCGTCGCCGTGTCCGTTACGATCTCGATGTACCGGGCCGTCCCCAGGCTCGCCAGCGTGAAGTCGAGATCCACCCTTTGCCAGGAAGAGGTCAGGGTGACGGTCTTCGTAGCCAGGACGGTCGTGTCGCGCAGGGCGCGCAGCCGGACTGATACGTTAGACGTTTCCGCCCGCGCGAAGATGCTGACGCGGTAGGTCCCGGTCGCCGCTATGTCGGATGTCGCCGTGTAACGCAGGCCGGAGAGGGCCTGCGCCGCGTCCGTGTCCGCCCGGATAACGGCGTCGCCCTCGAATATAGCCTCTTCACTGCCCGATACGGCGATCAGGATCAGCGAGAACCCGGCGCCGTTGACGGCCGACCAGCCGTCCGAAAGGCCTCCGCCCATCACCTCCAGCCCCCAGTTGGTGATCAGCTCGCCCTCGAGGCGATCCACCAGGCGGTGCAGGATGAGCCCCGTCCCCTTCGACAGGATGTTGCCGACCGAGATGGGCATATCGGGCAACAGCCCCATCCGGTCGGTGCAGACGAGCATGGCTGTCTGGTCCAGCTTGTCCTCACGCACGCCGAAGTCCGCCACGAACCCCTGGAACACAGGAAACTGCGGGTTGGCCGCGCGGCTGGCAGTCGACTGATGCGCCGTGCCGCTCCAGGAACAGCCGGGTTGATCGCCGTCGCAGTAAGGCAGCAGGGTGGCGCCCTGGTAAAAGAAGCTCCTGTCCAGGTAGAAATCGAAGACGCCCTGGGCGCCATCAGTGAGCATTTGCACCGCCGCAGTGGCCGCACCCGTCGGCGCCGTGATGGTGATCACCGGCAGCACCCAGCCACCGTCGAGGGTGAACGCCACCTCGTCCGTCTGGAGGAGGGTGGGAGTGAGGTCGTACCATAGGATTCTGAGCACCATCGTCTTGCCGGCGGGCCCCTTGGCTGCCGGCGCCCAGGTGTAGGGCAGGCCGGCCGTCACGGCAAACCTGCCACCAGCCAAGGGGGTCTTCTGGATGCCGGCGCGGTCAGTGTTCGGGACGACGACCCTGAAGCTGGCGTCGCCGACCCAGGACTCCGAGGTATCCCGTATGATCGCCGGGCCCAATATGGCCAGGACGCCGTTGTCGTCCACCTCGGCCGAGGGGTTAGGGTCGATGTTGGTGACGGCTGGCGTCGTCCAGGTGCCGTACAGCCTCACCGGGATGAAGTTGTCCAGCCCGCTGATCACCCCCTTGTCGGGCGAGTAACGGCCATCGCGGTTTGAGAGCTTAAGGATCATCGTCCCCGGCTTCATCGGCGACAGGGCGTCCTCGCGTCCACGATGGACCGTCGCCTCGAACAGCCGCCCCGTCTCATCCTGCGACCAGGTGCCGTCCTGCGCCGGGTCCAGCTCGAGGGTTAAAGCGAAGTCCGTGGCGGCCATAGGCTCAGCGGCGCAACAGGCGCTCCAGCTCGGGGAGCAGCGCCATCGCCTCCGATCTCAATAGGCGCCGGTCCGGTGGGAAGCGGCTGTTGATCGTCAGATGGATGTCGCCGCCGCCGCCGCCGCGCGACACGCGGTCCAGCGGGATGATGGCCTCGCCGCGCGCGCCGCCGTGCAGGATCGCCGGCATGACGACGCCCGGCGGGACGATGCCGCCGTGCTGGAGCCCGGCCTGCCGCAGTGCACCCCAATTACCCTGCCAGTCACTGCCGCCCACGTGACCGATTGTCGGGATGGTAGGGATATTCACGCCCACCTTACCCAACAGACCGCCCAGCGGTGCTAGAACCTTGTTAAGCGACTGGGCAAATTCGTTGATGCGGTCGATGATCCAGTTGAGTGCCCCCTGGATCGTGCCCTTCACGCCGTTCCAGATATCGCCTACGACGCCACCCACGGCCCCCATCGCGTTCTTCACGAGCCCGGCGATGCCGCCGAACGCCGTCTCAATATCGCTCCTGATCAGAGTCCACCAGGCGGTGAACAGGTCCTTCACACCCTGCCATGCCATGCCCCAATCACCGTGGATCAGGCCAGTCACGATCTTGATGATCGCCCGGATCGCATCCATGAAGAACTGCACCCGGTTCTTGATTAGGCCGAACACCGTCTCCACGATGACCCTTGCGTTCTCCATCGTTAGTCGGAAGATTTCGCCGATGACCGGAATCTCCTCCACCTTCTTGATGAAGCTGTCGATGGCGTCCGGGATCGTCTTCGTGAAGAGCGTGCTGATCTCATCCCACTTGGCCAGCACGACGAGCAGCACGGCGATGACCGCCAGCCAGGGGTTGGTGATCAGCAGAATGGCACCGGCCAGGGCGATCAGGATTTCCTTGTGCTCCAACATGAAGCGCCCGACCTTCTCGGCAATGGGTGCTACCGCTTCGAGGGCTGGTTGCAGTGCGTTCCGCCAGAGGTCCGCGAGCGTGTCCAGTGACGGCGCCAGGAACGCGGCAATGTCCCTACCCATCTTGAGTGCGACCTGGCCGAACTCTTTGATGTGCGGTAGGGCGTCACTCTTTAGGAATCCGACGACTTCCTTGAGCACCGGCAGCACATTCCGCTTGAAGATGGGCCCGAGGTCACGGGCGACATCGCTCACAAACAGGATTCCCTTGTCTACGAAGGCCTCGATCTTGGGGAGGGCGTCGCTGAACCAGACAGCTAGGTTCGTCAGCACGGGCAGTAGTGCCATCCCGATGCGTTCCTGGACTTCGCCCACGGCGTTCTTGAGCCGCGCCATGCGGCCGCCGAACGTGTCCGCCGCCTTCGCTGCGCTGCCGCCGAACTCCGTGTTCAGCTCCTGCAGAATAAGTTTCTGGGCGCCCATCGTGTCGCCAGCCGCGACCATCGCCTTGACCTGCTTTATCTGGTCTTCGGTGAAGGACACGCCGACGCGGCGCAGCGCTGTCATTCCGTTGATGGGATCGTTCAGCGCCTTGCCGACCTGGATAGCGCTGCTCTGCAAATCCTGACCCAGTGCGGTGGACATATCGAGGACAGCCTGGGTAGCACCCTCAAACTGTGGCCCTTTGATCTTGGTGAACGTCAGGAGTAGATTCTCAGCCCCGAGGACGGCTTCGTCGCTGAACGTCGTCGTCCTCTGGAAGGCGCTGGCCATGTCCACCAACTGCTTCCTGGCGAGCCCAGCGGCACCACCCGTCGACGCTAGGACAGCATCGAGCTGGCCCAGGACTTTCTGCGACTCCATCGCCTCCTTGACGGAGGTCGCGAGGATGCCGCCAAGCGCCACGAGGCCCGCGCCTGCGCCGACGGCGGCCGCCTTACCCAGAGCGCCGAACGTCTTGCCCAGGCCGCCAGCCTGCTTGTCGACGCCGGATAGGACGCCACTGGCCAAGTCCTTCGCCCGAATGATGAGGATCAGATCAGCAGCCATGTGCTATAATCCGTTCACTAAATGGGAGGTGCGCCATGCTTTATTTGCTCGCAATCGTTTTCCCGCCGCTTGCCGTCCTACTCTGCGGTCGGCCTATCACGGCCCTATTGAATGTGTTCCTAACGTTGCTCTTCTGGCTTCCCGGCGTTATTCACGCGATCCTGGTTGTCAATGAGCACAAGGCCAACCAACGGGCCAAGAGGTATGCCAGCCCGCCTTAGTCATCGGGTCGCCGCCGCCTGGCGATCTCCTCCACCACGTCGAAGACCACATCGCGCTGCCAGTCCGTCACGTCTCCCTCTTCCTTCGCGTTCTTCACGGCATAGTAGGCCTTGGCGTAGGCCCGCAGCCCCATGATCGAAAGGATCAGCTCTACCGGCTGCCTCAGCGCCTCCACCGGCGTACAGCCGAACTCCTCGCATATCCGCGACAGCAGCCAGTCCCGCGGCGGCTGGACGCCCTCCTCCTCGTCAAGGATTAGGTGGAGGGCGATGAACCGTTTTTTGCTTCTGCTCCCTCGCCTACTTGCCCGGCCTTCGCCTGGTAGAGGTACATCAGCTCCTCAATCTCCAGGTCGGCTATCGTCTCACGGTCGGGCGGGTTCGCGTAGGCATGCCCCCGGTTGTCGGTCCACGACCAGTCGTCGATGGAGCTCTCCAGTCCGTCGACCATCGCCGCCAGCGCTTGGCGGAAGCGGCCCACGTTCGCCTCGTCCAGGGAGTCCTTCAGCTCGACGAGGTCCATAAGCGGCAGGTAGTCCGCCACCGATGAGCTCGAGCCGAAGCAGACATACTCACCGGCATGCGGGCGGTACTCCTGGCCGTCGATCACGACCACGTAGTCGTCGCACTGTACCCGCCGCGGCGGTAGTTTCGTGCGCTCCGTCGCGCGCCTCTGCGCCCGGTTTGCCATCGGTCACCTCTCTCTCCGCTAGCGTTAGACCTCCGTCACCGCCCCGGTCGTCTGCAGGACCACCTCCACCATGTGTAAGGCGCCCTTGCTCGGCTTCCGCCCGTAGCGCGTCAGGAAGCACTCCACGCTGCTCGTCTTGCCCGACTTCCAGGTGATCAGCAAGGTGCTGCTGGTCGCCAGCCCGACCAGGGCCTGCGCGACGCCGTTCAGGCTGGCTGCGGCGTCGTCGTACGGCCCCCGCAGCGTGACCTGGCCGGCCCGCTTTAGGCCGACGGGCGCGTGCGCCTCATCGTCGTCCCCCGCCGCCGTCACATCCTGGGTGACGACCTCACGCTCTAGGCCGTCGATCTCCGTGACGTAGGCGCTTATATCGGTCGGCGTGCCGCCGGAGTTGTCCAGCGACACCGCCAGGACATCCCACCCTACACGTGCCATCTCCTACCTCCTCTGAATGCCAGAAACCGCCCCGAAGGGCGGCCCTGCCTGCTGCCTTTATCGTCTAGCGTCTATCCGCGCGCGAACCCTACGACGAACGTCACCGATTGCCCCGCGCCGGCGCCACCGTATGCCCACGACGAAGCCAGGTGACGGTTGACCGTCCCCGCGACCGTCTTCCGCTCCCCCGTCGGCGCGGCGGTCACCGCCGTGAACGCGATCAGGTCGGCGTATGTGATGTCGTCCGCGGAGTGCCGGACCTTCAGGGCGACGTTCGTATAGCCGCCCAGCGTGAGCTGCGAGACCTCGGCGTAGCCGGCGCCGCCGTTAGCGCTGGACGCGAGGTTGTCCACGGAGCTGGCGCCCTCGGTGTTCCCCGCCGCCGTCTCCTGCGTGTGCGCGTGCAGGATGATGCCCTCCTCCACCGGCCCCGTCACCGTGTAGTCCGCCTCCGCCTTGTGCAGCGTCCCCTTGCTGGCGATCCGGCGGTATTTCGTGGTGATCGCCCCGGCCCAGCCGATGAACCGCTTGCCGATGGTGTTGCCCTCCAGGGCTATCGCCGCCGTGCGCTGGACCAACGCCACCAGGTGATCGTGCACGGAGTTGGCGGCGTCGTCGAAGAAGCCCCGCTGGCTCAGCGTCCCGCGCTTCAGGCCCACCGGGACCCATGCCTCATCGCTGTCGCCGAGGGTCGTGTTATCTTCCAGCACGACCTCGCGGCCGCTGTCGATCTCCGTCAGCGTGCTGAGGATGCTCCGGCCGTCGAACAACGCGAAGCCGACGTCGGGACTACCCTTGCGCGTCACGGTTCACCACCTCCTCGATGTATGCCTGCTGCAGCAGCCAGTCCACGCTCGCGGCAGGGAGGTCGTCCACCACCGCCCCCGCCGGAACCTCCTTCAGCCCGCGCTCCTCGTAGGGGATGCTCTCGCCCGCCTGGATGCGCTTGATGATCTCCGGGTCCGTCGGGTACGACAGCCGGTAGAGCCGCTGCACCCGCTTGGGCAGCGAGCGCCACGCCTCCGGCAGCAGCACGCGGTATCGCTTCTTCGTCATGGCTTCGTCTCCTGTTTGCGCGCCGATGCCGACACCTGCAGGCCAGCCAGGAACGGCCCGCTCGGCCCTTGCCGCCCTATCGGCGCGAAATCGATCTCGATTGGTACGTCCACGAGATGATAGGAGAGCCCGCCGTCGCCCCGAGCTTCGATCAGTAGCTCCCAGAAGGCGCGGCCCCAGCGGTAGAGTCTGCGCCCCAGCGTCTCACTGTCCTGATCCAGGATGAAGGCACCGACGATGAAGCGGTGAGAGGCGTCCGTAAACGCCGCGTGCCAGCTCTCCACCGTCGTTCGCTCGGCCAGGATGAACACCGCCGGGTATTGCGGGATCGCGTCCAGACTCCTCTCGCCCACATAGAAGGCGATCGCAGGCTCTGCGAGGGTTATCCCGTCGGCGTATTCGGTGTCCAGTGCGGTCAGCTTCGCCGCCAGATTCGCCACCAGGTACGCCTTGACCTCATCGACCAGCCCCTCGGCCAGCTTCAGCGGCACTAGAACACCGTGCTCCGCTTGAAGAAGGGCTCGGCGATGTCCCCGAGGTCCTCCTCCTCGTCCGGATTGCGTGTGAAGTAGGTTGAGGGTGTCACCTGGGCCGAGCCTGCGGCCAGACCCGGCGGGATCGCCGAGCCGTCCCGCAGCGCCTTCAGCGCCTTCTGGTAACGCGACTCCCAGAAGGCGTAGACAGCGGGGTTTTGCTCGGTGGCGCCTGCCGCCTCCGGGAACATCGACTTCAGGATGGCCGCCGCCGCCCCGTACTGATTGACGAGCCCCAGATAGTTCACGAACCACGTCGGCGTCGTCACGGGCACCGCGAAGCCGGCGCCGGCCAGGGCGGCATCCACCTCCAGCGACACGTCACTGATCATCGCCGTTGCCTGCGTGACGGTCGGCTTGGTCGTCCCGCCGACCGTGAACTTGGCAAGTAGCGCCTGCACGTCGCTCAGCTCTGCGTAGGGCATGGCCTAGCCGCTCCTGCTATCCCCGAGCACCTTCACCGTCATGTCGTCCGCCGCGGCGGCGATCGCGTTCACGTCGAACAGGCGGACCGTCCAGGCTGCCGGGAGCGGGAACCTCGGTTCCAGGAGTATCCGGGCACGACCGTTGGCGTCGAAGGCTGCGTCGTCGGGCAGCCCTAGCGCCGCGAAGTAGTTGCGCGTCAGGGACGCCGCCTGCGTAGGCGTCCACTCCTTGAACCACCACAGGTCGGTGCCATCGCCGATCTCCAGCCGCATCTTCCGGTTGCCCACCGTCGCTGTCGTCACCAGCGTCACGGCCACGAACAGCGGCTCCCAGATCGTCGACGCCGGCACGGTAAACGTCTTGTCGGAGTCGTTGGCCGTAGCGTCGTCGACGAGCGTATCGGGTGCGCTCGCCAGCGGCGCGACGGCTGGCGCGTAGATGCCCGCGCCGAGATCCACCCAGCGCTGCTTGACGCCAAGCGCGCCCGGTATTACGTCGTCTCTATCGGCCATGCTGAACCTCGGAATCTGGCGGGGCGGGGGCCGAAACCCCCGCCCCTAGTTCTGCCGATTAGGTCACCCGGACCGCGTATCGGGGGTCACCGTAGCCCACGTTGTAACGGGCGCGGGCGGTGTAGATGAAGCGGTCGCGGATCGTCCCCGCCTCGCTGTTCGGGTCGATCGTACCCTCCAGGGACGGCGCGATGCGCGTCTGGTAGATGAACGGCTTCATCGTCGGCGTGACGGCGAAGCCGTACCACTCGTTGGCGTTCGTGATGTACGGGTTCGCCATCAGCGTGTAGCCGTTGATCGTCCGCACCGCGGCGTCGGCGGGGATGATGCCCGCGACGGTCGGAGCGGCGGCCGGGAACTGCACACTGAGCGCCTGGTACATCGCCTGCTCGATGCCGGGCTCGCACATGATGAAGTTGAGCACGTTGTTCATCGGCCGACCCTGGTCGTCCTGGAACAGCCGCAGGGCGCGCCTGACGAGCGCGATATCCGTCTGGATGTTCGCGATCGTAGTACCCGTCGCCGTCAGGTTGTTGTCGATGTTCGCCGAGCGCCCGATGACACGGGTGTCGGCGAAGAACGCCGCTCCGTCGAAGGCGTTGCCATTGTCGACCGGCAACTGGAGCACCAGTTGGCCGGGGTGTCGGGCGGCCTCTTCGCCGAGCTGCGCCAGGCGCGGTGCGATCAGCCCGAGCCGGTCATCCTCGAATACGGCCCTCTGGACCTCAATCGCCGCCTTCCACGTCAGGTTCGTGATGCTGTAGTTGAAGCTGAAGAGCCCCTCGATCTGCAGATCGCCGTGCGACACGTCGACCATGACGGGCGGGGTCCCCAGCCAGTTGTGTGTCTCCACCAGCCCCTGCGACTGGAGTTCGATCACCGCTTCGCGCCACGTCGCAATGTTGCGTGCGGCATCGAAGGCGTTCTGGAACGTGGCTCGGAAGTTTGTAAGGACTCCCGCCAGGAAGTCCGAAGTCACGACTGCCATTGTTTGGTTACCTCCTAACTATGTGCGGAGGTGACCATGCCTTGCCAGGCTCGGGGGACAGCCCCCTCGGTCGTCGGTCGCCTAGCGACCGGTCTCCTATTCGTTGTTCGGTTACGGTGTCGCCGTCAGGCCGGGAACGTGGACCCACCCGGAGGTGGTGCTGACGAACTCGGTGAGCTTGCCGACCACGATATCGTTGGTCGCGCCGGCGATGTCGTCCACGGTGTTGTCGTCCACCGTGACCATGTTCACGCCGACCATCGCCTGGGTGATGGATGTCGCCGCGAACAGGTACTCGCGGTCGTACTCCACCTGAATCCAGAAGTTCCCGGTCGCCGCACTGATCATCGTCTCCGCCGCGATGCCGACCACCACCTGGGCCGCGGTGTCCGAAGCGGGGATCGCCAGGCCAGACGAGTTCATGTGGACGATGGCGCCCTTGTAGATCGTCTGCGACGCCGCCATGAGGAAGCGCCGCGTCTTCGGGGTGCCCTTGGACTGGCGGTTTGCCGCTGCTGCTAGGACTGTCATTGCTTACTCCTTTGTGAGATGGGGGATTGGTTACCCTCTTGTCCGCCCGCGCGGACTCCTCGGTGTCGTCTCTGCCTCTGGCTCCGGCTCGTCCGCTGTGGGTTCGCCATCGCCCGTCTCTTCGCCCTCTGCCGCTGGGGCTTCGGGTGCCGCCTCGGGCTCAGCCTCCGGCGCTGGCTCCGGTTTCGGCGCCGCTGGGACGCCTCTCACCGGGTAGGTCTCGTTCGTCAGCCGGGCGCAGCCGTCGCAGAGCACTCGGCTCACCACGGCTTCGCCCTTCTCGATCTTGTACGTCTTGGTTCGGCGCCCATCAAGCGCGTTGCATCGCTCGCACATGGGTTATGCCTCCTGCTTGGCCGGGATCGTCACGCCCTTCGCAGCCGCCTTCGCCCTCATCAGGGCCAGTCGCGACTCCGCCGGCTTGGCCTCGTCCCAGTTGCCCATCTGCTTGGCGATGGCGATCTCCTGGGGCGTCGGCTCGAAGTCCGCGAACTCGCTGCCCGGCCCGGCGCCACCGTGCTCGGTGAAGTCCACGCTCGGAAGCCCCTTGATGAAGGCCGTGAAGTCGTCCTCGGACTCCCGCAGGGCGATCTTGAGCACCATCTCACGCTGCGCCGGCGCCACGCGCCCGGCCTGGATCGCAGCGTCGACGCGGTGCTGCGCCTGGGCCACGCGCAGACCGTCCTGGAGCTCGATGATCTGCTTGTCCTTCTCGGTCTCGAGCTGGACGTACTTCATCTGGGACTCCGCCAGTTCCCTCTTCAGGGTGCGGTTCTCGTCCTTGCCGGGCGGGTCCTGGTCCTTCAGGCTCGCCTTGAGCTGCGCGATCTCCGTGTGCAGCCCGGTCACCGCCGCTAGAATGTCGCCCTCATCGTCAAGCCCGAGAGCCTGACGAATGGCCTTCTCATCCACGTCGTCCTCCTTGATCTCCGGCTCATCACCGGGCTCGTTCGCTGGATCGCTGGGGTCATGATTGACCCACTCGGGCACCTTGTTGAATTTCGAGAGGTTGAACACGCGCCCCGCGTAGGCGTTCTGGGGTGCGCCCGCCACCGCGTCGGCGAGCCCGGCCGCTACCGCGTCGTCGGCCTTGTACCAGGTCTCATCCGCCATCCGGGAACGCCACTCTTCGGCGGTTCCGCCCGCTCGGTCGGCATAGATATCGGCGATGGAGTCGCTCAGCTTATCGAGTTCGTCCCGCATCTTCTCCATCGTCGCCGGATCGCCGATGGCTATGCCCCAAGCGTCGTGGATCATCATCGCTGAGGACTTCGCCATCGTCCGCGTCCCGCCGGCCTGCGCGATGACCGACGCGATGGAGGCCGCAAGGGAGTCGACAATGACGTTCACACCCCCTTCGTGCCTAGAAAGGGCGTTATAGATGGCGATCCCGTCGAAAACGGAGCCACCAGGGGAGTTGATGTAGACGTTCAGCGCCTTCCCCTTCAGACCCCGAATCTCGCTGACGAAGGCGCTTGCCGTGATTCCCCACACCCCGATCTCGTCATAGATGTAGACGTCGGCGCTGTCCTTCTTCGCCTTGATTTCGTACCAACTCCTCATTTCGTCTTCCCCTCTACGCCTCCAATAGCGCCTTCTTCAGGCGCGCTGCGTCGAACTCCTTCGTCTTGAGCTGCCGCACCATCTCTTCGATGAACGCCGCCTTCATAGCCGCCGCCCGTCTCTGCGACTCCACCTCTGCGTCGCCGCCGCCGCCCAGTGCGGCCGCCAGATCGGCCTTGTAGGGCACCGAAACGGCCCCGATTTCGGCCGTTTGGCCCTTCGAGAACAGGTTCTGGGCGATCTCGATCAGCTTCGCGGCCTGTTTTTCGCGGGCGGCGGCCACTGGGGCAGGCTCCTCGTCGGGCTGCTGCATCGCATCGCCAGCCTCCAGCCGGGGCAGCGAGAGCAGGCTCCGCGCTTCCTCTTCGAGCGTCGGATCAGCCGTTAGCGCCCCCGATTTCGCCAGCTTCTCGACCGCATCGGCGAAAACGGCTACATCGCGCTGCTCCAGGCGCGAATATCGCAGCCGCGGGTAAGCGGTAAGGCCCGGCCAGTTGTAGTCCACCCATTGCCGGATCAGGTGCTTGCTCACCGTCTCACAGATGTAGTTGGCGATGCCGCCCAGGGCGAGCAGGAGGTACGAAGTCTTGTCCCGGTGCATCGCCAGAGAGCCCGTGGAGCCCGCCCCCATCGCCACGAACTCGGCGATCATGCTGCGCACGATGCGCAGGTCATGGTGCTCGATAGCCTCCTGCGGGTCGAGCAGACGCCCGCCCATGCCCGTCTCCAGGCGGTACTTGTACTGCTCCTCCACCTCAACGAAGTAGTTTTTCTCGTGAGCGTGGATGCCAGCCAGCGACCGCTCCAGCTTATCCTTATTGGCCTCGGTGCGTGCCTCGCCCTGCAGCGTGCCCACGTCGATGCCCATCGCCCGCTTTTCGATGGCGATCGCCTGCACCCGATAGAGGTTGTCCTTGTAGTAGTGGTGTTTGTACGCGGAGCGGAGGATGCTCGTACCTCGGAAGTTGGAGCCCTCCAGGTCGTTCACGAAGACGAGCAGCTTGTCGACCGGGATCTCCACGATCTTCAGGCCGAGGCTCGCCGATGGCGCCGCCTGCCGGATGCCGGCCAGGCCGCCTGTCTCGTCAACGAGCCAGAACAGGACCGTCTTGGGCATCCGTGGCGCCAGCTTTCGCAGGTGGACCAGGCCATCTTCGCCCAGCCGCCACACCTTCTCGAACGGCATGGAGCCGTAGTCGAGCATCAGGAGAGCCTGACGCAGGATGTCCGGCCAGGAGACGGTCATGCCGTTCATCAGGTCTTCCTCGATGAACTCCGCTATCTGCCTGTCCTGTGGTGTATCGCTCGCAGGCTCCACCGACCAGTCGGCGTTCAATAGCGGCAGCTTGATGACGGTTAAGGCAGCCTTGACCTGGCCGTCGTTCCGCATCTCGTCGTACTTGTCGTAGAGCGTGGGCGCGATGAGCGCCGAGTTGTAGTCCTGCTGCGTGAGCAGCCCGCCGAATATCTGCGTGCCGGTGGCCCCCATCTCGTCCATTGAGGGCCGCGCTGATTTCCGCGCCGCCATTCGTATCTCCAGCGGCCCGAGCTTCAAAACGCTGTCCTCCTGACGCCCCTGAACTCCGGCCCCGGCCTGTCGGCGCTATCGCCGCTGTCGCCTATCCCCAGCACCGCCACCGGCTCCGGCCCCTCCTGCCGCAGCCCCAGGTCCAGCGCCATGAGCAGAGCGATCGCCGCGTCGATGAACTTCCGCGAGCGCCGCTTTCTCCCCTTGGTCAGCCGCTCGCCGCCGCGGCTCGTCTGCACTGCGACGGCGTTGCTGATGTGGCGTGCCAACGTCGGGTTTCCGTCATGCTCAAGTTCGCCCTTCACGATCGCCTCATAGGCCGCCTGCGTCGCCGGCAGCATCCGTGTGTCCGTCTGAGGCCAGTCGAACATCGGCAGCCCTTCGCCAGCCAGTTCCTGCGCCAGCCAGGTGATGAACGCCGGGTCGAACGCGATCCCCACGACGCGGTGCTTCTCCCGGCACAGGCTGCGCACTAGGTTCGCCACCTCCACGCCGGAGATTTCCCACTCAGCGACCGGCTGGCCGTCCTGGCCTACCGGCCGCTCCCAAACCCACGACTTCACCCGCCACTTGCCCGCGACTTTCTGCACGGCCACGATCGCTGTGCTGTCGTACTTCGTGCTCGCGTCCCAGCCGAGGTATGTCGCCGTCTTCCGGTCCTCCAGTAGCTCCGCGTCCTCCACGCGGCAGGCATCCCAGGCGCCCTGCGGCAGCCATAGCGTCTCTACCGGGACGGCCTGGTTCAGGTAGTACCTTCTGAACTCGCTCTCGTGGCGCTTCGACAGCTCGTCACGGTAGAACTCCTCCTGGACGGTCACGCCGAAGCTGGGGTTAGCCAGAGGCAGGAGCGACAGGTCCTTGTAGTCGCAGCCCTCCGGCGCCTGCCACCAGCGGAAGAAGAATGCCGGGTCGTCGATCTCGCCGCTCTCAACCTTCCGGCCGTACTCGTAGTAGCGCTCCCACAGCAGGTCCTCGTCCGTCAGGCCGGCCGTCGTGATGTTGATGT